CCGTCAGAGTGGTGTTGCGAGAATCTTGTCTTTGATGAGAGCGACAACCACGGGCAGTTTCGATTAGCCGGTCGGGAGTATTGCGCAGAGCCACTTGATGATTTCGCGAATGTGGACATTGCGGACGAGGTTCTGATTTGGGGGAGCCAAACTGGCAAGACGGGGCTTCTAATGGGCGGGATGGCATTCGCGGCTTGTTGTGATCCATGCGGCGTGCTGTGGGTAATGCCAAGTATGACGTTAGCGCAGAAGTTCGCCAGGCAACGCTGGCTTCCGATGCTTAGAGCATCAGACCCGACGCGGGCAATGATCCCGACCGGGGATCGCCGCCATGACTTCGCTAGCATGACGCAAATTCTAGGGGCAGCGTCATTCAACTTCGTAGGAAGCAATTCCCCAAGCAACCTGTCTTCGATGCCGTGCCGGCGCGTCGTGCTTGACGAGGTTGACAAATTCGACCGTGGCGGACGTGAGGAAGCGGACGCGCTGAACCTGGCAGAGCAGCGGACGAAGGACATGCTCTACCCACAGCGATGGAAGACGAGCACGCCAACATTGGAAGGAGGCATCATTTGGCAGGAAGCGCAGAAGGGAATTCTGAAGCGATACTTCGGCCCATGTCCGCATTGCAAGAAGATGGTTGTGCCGGCGTGGTCACGTTCTTACACCGTGTTTCCGATTGCTGGTGACGAGGCTTTTGTCGAATGGGATAAGGAAGCGAAGTTGCCAAGCGGGCGATGGGATTTGGAGCGGGTAGAGAAGTCGGCGCGCTTGGTTTGTCCTCATTGCCAAGGCCACATTCTCAACCATCACCGGACGGCGATGACACGAAATGGGAAGTGGAAGACATGCTATCAAGCCGAAAATGGGAAGTGGATTCAGATACCCGAGCATACCAAGAGCGCTTTCATTGCACGGCATCTGCCGAGTCTTTGGAGCAATGCAACCGAGACTAGCCTTGGCAAGCTGGCTCTGAAATTCCTACAAGCGAAGCACAGCGTCTTGGGAGTGCAAGGCTTCGTGAACGGCGAACTAGCTGAGCCATACCGAAGCCAGGACAAGGGCCGGGACCGGATTGAGCTCGTGCGTAGCGAAGTCGAGATAACAAACGAATGGAAAACGCTACTGACACTGGACCATCAGCAAGCAAGTCCGCATTTCTGGTATTGTGTGCGGGCCTGGGGACAAGGTAAGTGTCATGGTGTTGAGGCCGGCGCCTTGAACAAGTGGGAGGATATTGAAAGCCTGCAAATGAAGTTCGGCATCCCGAACATGCTTGTCGGGATTGACCAACAATACTCGACGCATGAAGTAATTCGCCAATGCGTGAAGCACGCTGAAATTGTGGAGCCGGTGAATGAAGGACTTGAAGCGCCGGAGTATTTGGGATGGTGTCCGATGGCGGGAACTCCGAAGCGAGACTGGAAAAGCGAGCAAGGGTCAATCGTTCCGTTTCGATTTTCGCTTGTAGAGCCGAATGCGAGCAATAGTCTGAGCGGCCTTGCCATACTGAAACGGTTGGACTTCTGGGCAGACTACTTCGAGGATTTGATGGAAGGGTTACGCGACGGGAATGGCGGATGGGGCTGGACTGTAGGCACGGCGATGGATTCAGACGACTACCGGCACCACATGAACAGCATGGTGCGCAACGAGACGAGCGGCCATTGGGAAAAGCGGAGCCACGGCTGGCCGAATCACTTGCGCGACTGCGAGAAGATGCAGACAGCTTTTGCGGTAAGCCTTGGAATTCTTGAACTGAAATGAAACCTCTCTCCATTGACCAAATCCCGGATAACCACCCGTTGCACCCGCGAACGGAGATCAAGCTGGATGCTCGCTTCCAAGTCGCCGTGCTGAACTGGCTAGAAGAACTGGCGAAGCTGATAAAGTCAGGACGGCATCCGCACCTGACGATTGACTGCCTTTGCTACCATCTGCGGAACTCAGACGACCCGAATGAAACGCAGGCGGACATTGCCAAACGGAACAAGGTAACGGGACGCACAGTTGCCAGGGAACTGGCGCGCGTCCGCAGGCATCTAGTCAAGAAGTAACAGTCCCAGCCAGTCGAATTGAAGCCAGCCTTTCACGGCTGGCTTTTTCGTTTTGTCATAAGGAAGTGGTTTGCAATGCTTTGAGCGAAACAGGATTACGCAAACTCTAGCGCGTCGCAATGTCAGCGTCGCGCGGATAGGTAGTGGGCGCTACTACAACTGCCAACTTCCGCCGAATGCTGCTGCGGTCTGTTAGAGAACAGGCTCGCAACAACGGCGCGACGCTGTATGACGGCCTACTTGCCGGAGGCATAGCACAGATCACCACCACGACAACGGGCAGCGGTCTGATTGCCAGGGCTTCAGCCAATGGCCACAGCTACGAATTCAACATAGCGCCAGCCGGGACTCCGCTTAACCCGGAGCATATCACCGCAACTTTTGGCGAGTTGCTGGACTGTTACGACAGGGTGTTAGCGCAACGCCAAAGCGACGGGGATGCTACAGACGATGACGCCATGCTAACGGCCATGCTCGCTGCGGACGAATTGCAGCGCGTTGACCGATCCTGCGCCGACTACACCCTTCTGCGCTGGCCTGGGCGTTACTGAGAATGAACCTAGCGTCCACAATTCAAAGCGGCTGGTCACGCCTCTGGAATCGCATTTCCAGCATTGTCCGTAACCGATACGAGAGCGCATTTCACCAGTGGGCAGAGCGGTCATGGCTGCCGGCCAATGTTCAAGATGCGCGCTTTGACGCGGACGCTGCAACTCGAATAGAGCTTGTTCGCCGGCATCGCTACTGGGTAAGGAATTCCAGCATCGTCCAAAAGATTCGCAACCTGTTCATTCAGTTCAGCGTCGGGCCGGCTGGGTTACAGGTAGTGCCGAATTCTGCTGACGAAGCATGGAACGAATCTCGCCGCGCCGGTTGGGATGCGTGGTGCCGTCGCCCGTCCATCAATACGAATCTGACGCTTACTGAGGAAATGATCCTCTGGGCGGGCGCTCTGTTTGATGATGGCGAAGTCTTCGTGCTGAAGATCGCACAGAAAAAAGGTCCTCCGAGAATCCAAACTATCGAAGGGCACCGTTGTTGCACGCCCACAAAGGGAATGGCGGAGAAGGTCGGGGCTATATTCGAGCGCATCATTGACGGCGTGGAACTGGATGCTTCCGGCAAGCCGATGTTCTACTGGTTCGTTGACGAGCAGACGCCAATGGCTTTCACGCCCGGCATCGGTAGCACGATTCAAGCAGCGGACTTCCAACGCATCCCGGCGGAGTTCGTGATCCACGGATTCAAACCTCGCCGGCCCGGAATGGTGCGAGGCATCCCTGAAGGCTTCGCTTCTCTCAACATCCTTCACGACTTCCAAGACTGCCAGCTTCTCCACGTCAAGGTTGCAAAGAGGTTGGCGTCTATTGCTAACGTCGTTTACAACACGACTGGAGAAGCGGACGTGAGCAACCTGCGCCGGCAGCGATTGCAGATTGCTTCGCAGGATGCTGTCGGGAATCCGTCCGTCAAGGACCGCGCTATCTACTACGAGCAGAAGTTTGGTGGCGAGACGGTTTACGCCCGTGTCGGGGAGAAGGTGGAGCAGTTCAATGCGGACCGGCCTAGCGCGGCGGAGTCCGGTTTCATGGACCTTCTGCTGAGCCAAATCTGTTGCTCATACAATGTTCCCAAGCTGCTGGTTGTGCCATACTCATTGCAAGGCACAGTGACGCGGGCGGACCTGGACATTTGTGCCAATGCGTTTCGCGCGAACTTCGAGGTAATAGCGCGCATGGTGCGCGAGGTTTACGAATGGCAGACTCAGTGGGCTATTGACTTCGACAAATCACTGGACGGCGAGACTCCGGAGGACTTTGAGCATGTGGTTATTCGTCCTCCACGCTCGCCGAATGTGGATATTGGCCGAAACGCGGCTGCTTTGAAGACCGAACTGGAGCTTGGGACGATCACCTATCAGGACGTATTCGCAGAACGTCAGCAAGATTGGCGGCACCAGTTCAGGCAGGCGGCGGAAGCGGCCAAGTTTGCGAAGGAATTGGCAGCGGAATACGGGGTGGAAGCGAGCGAAATCATTCAAAAAGTGCAGCAAAAGGCTGCATTTCCGGGGCAAAATCAAGGCGGAAATGGTGTGGAAACCGCCCCAAAAGCAGAGAAACCGGAGGAAATCGGAGCATGAATCCGCGCTTTATCACGGCTTTCTCAGCGATGCTGGCCGGAGTTCAACTTGCCCATTGGCAGGCACCGTCGAAAACGAATGAACACCGGACGCTTGGCGACCTTTACGAAGGTCTGTCAGGGCTGGTAGATGAGTTCGCGGAGATGACTTTGGGAAAGAATGGCAACCGCGAGTTCCCTGAATTGCCAGTTACATTCCGCGCCTATGCTCCCGGAGAGATCGTAAAGGGGTTTGCAGACTTGGTTATTGCCGCTCGCGCCGAAGTAACGGAAGCGGTTGACGATGATTTGGCCAACACCCTCGCCGACATGAACAAGGCATTGAACCGGGCGAAATACCTCTTACAACTATGATGCTCCTTACCCCAGTCAAAGCGTTCAAAGTCACGCGCCAGCGCTCGATTCCGGCGGCAGCGGCAAAGGCTTACAACCTCAAAGCGGACGGATCGCAACTGAATCGGCTCGAAGTCATTTGCGCCGGAGAAGGTGAAGCGGAGATGTATCTCTGCGGCTCGATTGGCGCGAGTTGGTTTGACGATTCTGGAATCACAGAAAAGGAGGCACGCGATGCACTGGCAGGAATCCCCAAAGGCACCAAGATCAAGGCCCACATCAATTCCGAAGGTGGAAGCGTCCAAGACGGGCTTGGAATCTTCAACGCCTTCAAGGAACGCGCCGCCGATGTCACATGCATCGTGGACGGCTATGCCCTTTCAATCGCCTCTGTCATTCCGCTCGCAGCCGGCAAGGTTATCAGTCCGAAGTCTGCCATCTGGATGATGCACAAGGCTTGGTCGTGGGCGCAGGGCAACTCTGACGACATGGCCAAGCAGGCTGCGATGCTTGAGGAGCACGACGAGATGTTGGCGGAAATCTATTCCGCTGAAACCGGGAAAGACATCAAGGAAATCCGCAAGGCAATGGAAGCGGAGACGTGGGTTCGTGGGTCGCAGGCAGTCGAATGGGGGCTGGCCGATGAGTCGGACAGCGAACCGGATGAAGATGACACCGCGAATAAAGGGCAGCGCATTTCCGCTGCCTGGCTGGCGCGGTGCAAGAATATCCCGGCAAACATTTTGAACGCGCTGAGTGGCGCGTCCATTCCCGCCCACAAGGGCGATGAGAAACAACAAGTCCCGGCTACCGCTGGGCAATCGAAAGAGGACAACAGTATGGATAAGAAGAAAATCATCGCCCAGCTTCGTGCCCAGGGCGTGACCGTTTCCGACGATGCGACTGAGGACCAAATCCTCGCGCTGTTCGGACAAATCCCGAGCAAAGACACCACGGCAGCCATTGCTGCAATCCAAGCTCGTCTCGACAAGGAACACCGCGACCGTGTGGAGCGCGACATTGACCAGCTTATCGTTGACCAGAAGGTGACGAAAGCGGAGGCCAAGTTCCTGGTGCAGGCGGCGTTGACTGACGAGACAGTCATTCCGACGCTGAGGCAGCGACCGTCTGCCGTCAATGGTGCCGGTGCCATGTTCGCTCCGCAGGTTGTGAGCGAGAGCCCATTCGAGAAGGTCGTTGCGCTTGACACGCCGGATAAGCGTTACGCGCACATGCGGGCAAACTGGGAAGGGCTGATCCAGGATGCTACCATTCGAGATGCGCGTGGTGACTCCTACCGAGGTCCCAATCCGTATGCGGCCAAGAACGCCATGCGAGGCGGAGCCGTTGCGGCGAACACCTACAGCAGCACGCTGGTTACGGCCTTCCTGATTGAAGGCGCTGTTACCAAGCTGCAACACCGCTGGGCCGCGTTGAAGGCGTTCGCACGCGATTACAGCACCGACCGTTACAAGCCGAAGGCCACCGGACAGGTCAAATTGGTTACTGCTGGTTCTGCCGTGCTAACCAATGCGACGAATTTCGAGCAGGGCAATTCGACGGTCACAAATGCGCCGATTACTGTCAGCCAGTATACGCAACCGTTCCAAGTCAGCAATGACGACCTGAACAGCGGTCTGCGCATGGAAGACCTGGCCAAGCAAAACCTGGCCAACTTCGCGAACAAGATCATCGAAGTTGCGACGGCGGACATTACTGAGGCAAACTTCGCCAACTATTCCGGCGGCAGCTACATCGCCGCTCCGGCTGCATTCGGCTGGTCTGACATGGCGCTTCTTTGGGGCGCGTTGAAGAAAGCCGATGAGAAAAACGCCATCCTCGACGGCGAGTATGTCGGCGCGCTGCTGAATACGCCGACGTTCTTCCAGCAAGGACTTACCGGCGGCAATGAGAATGCTCAGCGGTTCGGTTGGGATGGTATCTACCTCAACACCGACTGGACAGGTGCCGGCACCGGCTGCCGTGGCTTCATTTGCCATCCGCAGGCATTGGGCGCGGTCGCTGGTTTGCCGCTCACTCCTGGCCAAGTCGGGACTCCGATTCCCGGAAACACACTGTCGGAAGCGACGGCTGTTGTCCCAGACGTGGGTATCAGTTACGCGGTTTACAACTGGTTCTCGCTTGGCAGTCGCACCATGTGGTGTTCTTTCGACATGATGTTCGGCGCGGCCAAGCAGGATACGACCGCCGGCATTTTCGTCAAGGCCAGCTAACCAATCACTCACAACGCGCCCCTCGTGCTGAGGGGCGCACTTTCAACTTTCAACAAATATGAATCCGCACATCACGCTTGGCTTTCCTGACCCGCATGGCCGGGGCGAGCCGGTTATTGTCCACGGCCCGGAAGTCCCGGTGCAAAAGCAAGTTCAGATGGTCATGGACGCGAAGGCGAAATGGAAGCCGATCAAGGGCGTGGCCTTTTTGGCTGTGTGTCCTATCGGCAATTCCACCATTCGCGCCAGCCAACCTCTGCCTGCGACTGCGGCTTACTCCGAGCCGGCTACACCTGCTAACGAGCCGGTCAAACACGGTCCTAAAGGCAAGGCGTGATTCGGCAAACACTCACAACAATCAAGCACAACACAAACATGAAAAAGCTCATCACTGCGTTTCTAGTCACGGTCGGCCTTCTGGGTTTGACCGCATCGGCAAAGGCTCAGGCGACCTACGCACCAATCACGCTGTTCAGCGCGTCCACTATCACCAACTCGACCGCGTTTAACAACAGCGGCTCCGGCTACGTGTTGGACGTGCGAAAGCAGAACACGGTCGTTCTCCAGATCAAGGGGCAGCCGCACACGGCTGCCGCGGCGACGGCGACAATCGCATACTCACTAAGCGTGGACGGTTCGACGTATGACACGACGCTTGTGACGACCAACTACGTATCGTCCGCGACTCTTAGCGCGACGGTGCAGAAGTCGATCCCGATTGACGTGAGTGGTTATGGCTATCTCAAGATCGCCTACATCACAAACTCCAGCGGCGCCAGCGACATCACGAACTGCTCGCTTATTTACGGTCTGAAGCTCCTGAACGGCAAGTGAGCCTAGGCGCAACACTTCTCGCGAATGGGTTTGGCTACCTGCTGGCAGTCGGCGGTGAGAGCCTCACCATTCGCGGGAAGTCATTCATCGGCTTGGTCGCCTTACTCAAGGGCGAGAAAGACGTTGCGCGGTATGACCGCAGCAAGATCAATGTCGGCACACGCGGGGCGAGTGTGATCGAAATAGCAGTGAGTGATTTTGCGCCAAATACTCCATTGGGAACGCTGCCGCAGGCCGGCGAGGTTATCACTGACGGCAACGCCTTCCGTCACACTGTTTCCGACGTAGTGCGCAATGGCAACACGGCACTTTGCTACTGCAAGGTATCTTGAACGCGACAGTTACAACCAACGCCAGAGAGTTCAACGAAGCCCTAGAAGGCTTTGTGCGATTGTGGACTCGCAAGGATGGTCGCAGCGCGATGGGCGCGATTGCGGACCAGGCTTTCCGTTTGTCGCATGAAATGGGCGACCAGTTGAAGCGCATCGCGCCCGCAGCAGGTGCAATTCGAGCAGAACGCCTCGCGGCATTCAGGCAAGGGATAGGTCTTAGAATTCATCGGCGCCATGTAGGAATGCAAGAGGCTAGCGGAGTCAACACGCTGTCCCAAGTGGTTGCCAATCGGCTATCAGGTCCAACGCATGTAAACGCAGGGCTGACCAAGAGGGGAAAGCAGCGTCGAGTCGCACGCCGCATAGGCGGTCGCACAGTCCAGTTTTGGCAGGATCAATACAAGGCTCGCGCAGACAAGCTGCGGAAGTCCAATCATCCATCTGCGCTTGCCAGCGGGAAGCTTGCGTTCCAGTCCATGCTTGCGGATTTGGAGATCAAATACCGCGAGAAGGCGCGCAGCTTTTTGGCATTCGCTGTCCGGTTCAAGGGAGGCTGGAAGCAACTCGACAAGGTGACAGGATTTACTGAATACATCACAAGCACCAACCGGGAAGGCGGAAGCGTAAAGCTGGCCAAGTTTGCCACTGGCAAGGCCGGCGAGGGAGCGGAAGCCGTGTTGACGTGGGGTAGTGAACTTGGGAAAAGCTCGGCTGCCGTTGGCGATGCGCTGAACAAGCCAAAGGCAATGGGAGTGATTGACGCTGCTCTCCGTGTTCGTTCGCAACGAATGATGGAATACATTCAGACACGGTTGGCAAAGGACTGGGCAAAGGCATGATCGAGTTCAATGCCATTCTAACCTCGGTCAAAAACGCGCTGGACGCGGATGAAACGCTCGCGCTTGTGCCGTCCATCATAGACCTTGGATTCTCTGACAAAGCGATTGAGCGATATTTGGAGGATTCCGGCCTGTGCATTGCGATTCAACCTATCTTCGGCTGGCAGGAATTGGAGCCTGGAGCAAGCGAGATTCTAGGTGGTCCGATGCTTGTATCTGCTGACGTTGACTTGCGTGTGTGGATTAACGCGCAGGCTTTGGAGAAAGGTGAGCAAGTCACCATCGGCGGTGATCCATGCGACACGACAACCGGCAACGTGACGCTTTCAGACGATTCCACGATTGGTCTTTGGGATTTGATGGTCAGGATTAACGCTGTCGTTGGTCAGATAAGTGGAGGCGAAACCGTTCGCGCGATAGCACCCACCACCGGAATTCTTACTGCGCTTGACCCTGGCGTTCTTTGCTATGACCTAGCGTTTACGGCACGCGCGAAAATGTCGTACTGATATGGCAAACGAGATCAGAACAAACGTAAGCGCCACAGTTGCCATTGAAGGGCAAAACCTCGCGCTTCAAGGATCATTCAGCGCGACATTGGCATCACAACATTTCGCGGGCCGCCAGCAAATCACGACAAGCTGGGCGGCGATCCAGATGCCTAGTGGAATCTCGGCAGTGAAGCGTATCACGTTCAAGAATGAGGACGATACGAACTACGTCGAGCTTTCCTATAGCAGCATCGGAGCAACCGTAATTGCCAAACTAGCGGCGGGAGATATTAACCACATTTGTCCGCCGGCTGCCACGGCAACGGTTTACGCACGCGCCAATACCGCGTCGTGCTGGTCATCTTTCATCATCACGCAAGACTAACGAAAGGCAATCTATGGCTACCCAAACAGGCTCAACGGTCATATTCGGTTTCACTGGACCCGATGGCATTGCGGCGACAGGACTGACAGGCAACGGCATCTTCGTCGAGGCCGACTTTGAACACGGCCATGACGAGGAGCAAATCCGCAGCGCGACTGGCGATCTTGTGAATCGCACGTTCTACAACTTGCACAAGAAAGCGACGCTCACTTGGATTCCTGCAAAGGACACATTGGCCAATGCGCGCACGGCCCAGACAACGATTCTTGCGCTAATTCGTACCATCCTGAACATTACAGCGTGCGCGGATAAGCCGGAGCTTATTGACACCAACTGGCTTGTTGTAGGCGTCAAGAGCACAGGCAGTAATACGGCGGCCAGCCGCATCACGCTCACGCTTGAAAATCACGATGGCATCACGGCAACACCGTCATGACACGCGAAGACAACAGCTTCACTGCCGCAGCGATTCCTGAACCGTATGTAGTCCTTGGGCTATCGCTCCGGCCTTTCAGCCTAGGCCACTACATCTGGCTGCGCAGGCTGGAATGCTGTTACGTCAGCAGCGAAGCAGCTACGCCTACGCGCGAGGATTTGATTCTCGCCTGTCTTGTTTGCTCCATGTCCTTTGACGATTTCAGTCGTTGGGTATGTGCCGAGAGGCTGCCGCTCATAACGAGGCTATGGGCGGCAGCCAAGGCGATTCTGCGATTGCGACTGAGCGAGGCGCGCATCGCATGGGAAGGGTTGGAATCAGAGCTTCTGGTTATGCGGTGGGGAAGGCGCATTGGCTTCTTCGACTTGCAAGAGAAATCAGAGCTTTTCCAGCGATACCTAAAATCCAATTCGCAGCTTCCGAAGTTCTGGGTCGAGAAAGAGGAATCAAAACAGTGCGGCGGTGACTGGGCGCAAAGCGTGTTTCTCGCGCTAACAGGAGATTGCGGATTCACGCGAGAGCAGGCTTACAACATGCCACTACGGGAAGCGTTCCTGCATTTCTTCCGCAACGCCGAGAAGCATGGCGCTGTCACGCTGATGACGGAAGGCGAGCTTGAATTGGTGGAGGGACTTCCCGCATGAAGGACCTTGTTGTAAAACTCAAGGTAGATGGCAGCGGAGTCTTTCCGGCGTTTGCGACGCTAGAAAAGAAGGCTGGCCAGCTTGCGTCGGGCGGATTCGGAAGGCTGAAAGCGGCTATCGCTGGGGCGTTTTCAGTTGGAGCAGTCGCGGCCTACAGCAAGTCAACTCTGGACTGGGCCGGCCATTTGACAGACGTAGCAACCAGGCTAGGCGTCTCAACCGAATACATTCAGGAAATGGAATTCGCGTTGAAGCAAAGCGGCGCGAGCATGGACGATCTTGTTGCATTCACTGAGAAGCTGAATCGCGCGAGGGCGGCGGCATTATCTGGAGGCCCGAAAGGCCAGCAGATAGCGGAGACGTTCAAGACTCAGTTCGGCATTGACGAGACAATGCTAAAAGGTCCGGTGCAACCGATCATTGATGCGATTGCCAAGCAGTTTGAAAGCGGGAACGTGCAAACGCTAACGACCGCGCTTTCTCGCATGGGGATCAAGGGCGCTGGCGCAATGACTGCGGCGTTTGCGGACGGCCTGAACGATGGAAGGTCAAACGCAAGGAAAATGGGTGCGGTTGTGGCGGAGGATGTAGTTGAGCAACTAGACATTGCCGGAGACCAGCTTTCCGCGCTGGGAATGATTGTGCGCTCCGAATTTGCGCCAGCTTTGGTGTGGACAGCGCGCAAGATTGTAGAGCTTGTCGGGTGGATAAAGGGGTCCGCTGCTTTTCTTGGCGGCGGAACAGCCAAATGGGGTGCCAAGGAATGGGCAAAGGCCGCCCTTACATACACAAGTCCTCTAGGGGTGATATTCGGAACAGGACCGAAGTTTGACCACTCGACGGCAGGCAAAGCACAGCAGGATGTTGATGAGCAGTTCAAGGCTATGATGCGTAGCTTTGACGAGTCCGTTGCACAGAGAGCTAGTCGCCGAAAGCGATCTGGGTTAGCACCGTTCGACTTTTCGCCAATACAACCTGCGCAGCCATCAGGGCGTGACCGCGCCTATGGGTCTGGCGGAGATGCGCTGATCTCAGTCGGCAACTTCTTGGGCCACGGCAGGAGCGCAATGCAAACCATCGCCCAAGAAACCAACCGGATTCTGGGCCG